GATCTTCTGCTAAGTACGGTGCTGAGTGTAATAACGCTCCATAGAGGTATACATCAGGCGCTTCTAGTAAAAGCCAATTATCTGCGTTACTACTAAGAGAAGGTATCTTCTGATAGTAAAGTAACTCAAAATCTGTGTCTACTGATGGTGTAGGATACAATTGAAACTGCCCATCAGCGTGTGTGTACATTCTTGGTGTACCTGTTGCATTTTCATTAGCTGCACGTTTGTCAGCCATAGCATCTCGTGAAACTAAATTAACGACAGTAGTTCCTGTGCCTGTTAAATGCAATCTTATCGTTTCTATCCAATCAGCAGGAAATTGCATGTACTCGTCACCACTTGATTGTTGTCCACTTGATCTTGCTTCCATTTTCCAATGTCTAACATCTCTGTTCATCTGAGCTTCTGCTAAAGAAATGAAGTCAGGAATAACTGAAGTTAGATCATCACGGTTTAAGAAATCTGCAATACTTGTTTTTAGTGCTGTGTATGTATTTAATGCCATATTACATCCTAGCTAAAGTTTAATGGGTTATATCTAGTATTCATCATAATGTTGTTAAAGTAATTTCTGTCAGCACCATGTCCGTAATCATCAAAACCAAAACCATCTGTACCTTGTCTAAATCTTTCATCTCCTGTGCCACCCATTCTCTGATAATTCATTGGCAAATAGATTTCTAATATATCGTCATAATACTTATTGTTTGTACTCGCTTGATCACCAATACCTAAATTCTTTGACGGAGTGTTTTCTCCTGTGTACATATCACCTTCATTATCACGTGCATATGTTCCTTTTGGGAGCATATGTTTGATACCTTCACTTCGGATTTTAGCAGATTCAATAGCTTCTTCAAGTGTTTTATGTACGCTAGTAGGTTCTAGTTGCCCATTTAAGAACATATTCATGACACCACGATCATCTAACTTTTTCCCATCAATAATAGTTCTAAAGTTTAAAAACTGTCCACCAAAGGGTATGGTCGTAGATTTTTCAGACATTTTTGTACCAAATTCATTCTCGTAAATAGGGTAGCCAAATTGTGATTCAAACTGTGTTTTAACTAAATTGTCTGTTTCTTCTCTCCACGGAGTATCTGATGTTTCTGCTTGTGTTTGTTTGATAGGTATATCCATTAAACCTTTCATTTCGTTTTCTGAATACTGAGCGCCATATTTATCTTTTGCTTTACGCATTACCATATCAGGATCAAGAAGTCCTTTTCGCATTTCGTTTTCGGTAAATTGCGCACCTAATACTTGCTTCATAAATTCTTCTTTGGTCATGCTAATAGTCCTTGTTGTTCAATGATGTCAGTTTGTAACAAGCCTGAAGGTATTTGTTTTAGTTTACCATGTGTCGGTCTAGCAAATCCTGACTCTGTGTCTGCTGGGAATTCTTCTATCATGTTATCAATCATTTCAGGTGTTAAACGAATAGAATAGTTTTCACTAAAGTTGCCATTACCAAGATCAATTTTAATAACTTCAAATTCACCACCATATTTTTTTGCTAGTTTTTTAGCTATTTTAGGTAGCTTTTTGTCGTAAGTGTTTGAATAGCTTTCTTTAAAGTTAATTTTTTTATTGTGATCTGTACCTCTAGTTGGATTCCATTGATCTAATATTTGATCAGAAGTTGCCCACGCTATAGTGTTTTTACCTTCTTCAACAGCTTTCATAATCGCATAATTTAAAGATGTTGTGTACCAACGATCTCCTTGTATTGGTGTTCTGCTAGTGTGTGAGTGGTTATCCAGTTTACGATGTGTTTTATTTAATGCATCTATATGTTTACTTAAATATTGACCTAGTTCATAATAATCATCCCTACTCATACCACTCCAATTTGGTGAATCAGGGTTCTTAGGGTTTACATCCCAAGTATCTTCCCACTCTTTTATTTGCGCTCTAGCGTTTTTCTTAACATCACCTGAAGTAGATTGAAAGTTAGCTAATTGATATGCATTTGTTTGAGTTAACATTGCTTGTTTGTATAAATCTTTTTGTTCTTGCGTTTCAACCAGTTTTTTCCATGCTAATTCACCATTATTAGTAGTAGCTGTAAATGATGCTAAATCTGAACCATCACCTAAATCTTCCCACGCATCTATCATCACACCAGTATCATAAGTATTCATACGGTTCTTATATTTTAAATCGTCTGTTTCTTCTTTTGTCGCACCTAATTCCCTTCGTGTTTGTTGAAAATCTGATTGCAATTCTTCAATAAAATACACATCAGGTGATGATGTGCCAACTTCTAATCTATCTGATTTTCTTAAATGGGCAAATAAGTTTTTGTGTCCACGATAATGCACTCCACTTTCAAACTGGTAACCACCACGTCTTTGTTCTGAATCAGGAGTTAGTATAATTAATTCTTCTTTGTAATTATCTTTACGAGCTTCAGGATGTTGTCTATTTAATGTAAATTGTTCCCAATTTGGACTGCCATCGCTTACCCTATCATCAAGAGCATTATCAGAATCAAGATAACCCTCTTGTCTTGCATGTTCTAAAATGCCTGATTCTAAAGCTGGTAAATCATAAATATCTTCTAAATCGCTACTGTTGTGATCAAATCCATCATGAGGTGTTGATATTCTGTAGCCAATGCTATCATTACCATAAGCTGTATAGTCTACATCTTCTACAGGTATAGATATTTCAAATTCAGGATCATTTAGATATAAATCTCTACCCATTTTTCCTAGTGCATCTTGTATATCATATTTACGTCTATTTATTCCTGTCATATCATATGGAGAATTCAGTCCATCAGCTTCTCGTAGCATTTCTATATCCCACTCAAGATTGCCACTACGTATATCATCCATAATGTCAGCTTCTAGCATTGCGATTTGTTCTTGTAACGATTCGTCTGATTCTGCGTTATCTCTTAATAATTGTATAATTTCAGGGTTTGTTGCTCGATCCTCTCTAAGACTTCTATTATTTTCTAACAAAGAATATAAGCCTTTTAACTCCATAGATTTTGTTTTAGGATACCTTTCAGGATTAGCTTCATGCATGTATCTAACAAGTGTTAAATTAGATATATCCATATGATCCCTAAAATCTGCATTGTAACCAATGTCAGGATCACCTTCCATTCTTTCTCTATCAGGTACGTTGTTAAAAGGATAATGATTTCTGCTACCACCCATAGTTCTAGCAATTTCACCATCAGGTGATGGGTTAATTCTTTCACTTGAACCTATTTCATCTACAAATATATCGTCACCGTACATCCCAGCTCTTTCTTCACTATCAGGTGATAACCTCCAATTGTTTCCTTGTATATCTAACCAATCATCAGGTTCATCATCACTTGTTAAAATTTGATTCCAATTTACATCGCCACCATTGTATCTATTCATAAAGTCAGCAGTAGCATCAGGCATTTGAAGTGAATGATTAGCTGGATCATAAAGATTAGAATCATAATCAAAGTTATTTGTGTCAGCTAAAGTTGTTCCTGAGAATGTTAATTGTTGATCAGCAATGTGTTCTAACAATCCTTCTTTAGTTATTTTTTTACCTTCCTCCATGTTATCAACTAAAGAAAGTATTCCTAAATCAGCTAACTCAACTTGTGATACACCTCTGTTTTCAAACCAACCTCGTACTTGATCTTGACCTAATTCATTTGGCATACTATCTAATATTACTTGCTGTGCTTTAGAATAGAAACCCGCTTCGTCTACGTTTGCTAACTGTCTGTCATTGCTGACATCTTTCATTGACAAACCAACAGGTGTAGCACCTACGTTTCTAATGGTTGTCATAATGCGTTCTTTAGTTTCAGGTTTTAAGTTTTGTAACTTTTTTATGCCTGAAGCACCACCAAACATAATAGCTAACACATCAGCTGGGTTTTCAAGTGCCGCTTTTCTCATTGCGCCTTCTGTCTTAAAGAAATCTATTGTTGAGTCAACAACCATACGTGCCATTTCTTCATTAGTTGCGTTGTCAATATTTTCAAAAGGCATTGTGGCAAAACCTGAACCTAAATTAAGAGCTTCTTTACCATACTTGATTGGATTCATTGCTAGATCAATACCAAACTCTCCAATTTCAAATAGACTTGATGGTAAGTTTTTTCTAAATATTTCTGAGTCTTGCGCCATGTTAGCTATCGAGTCATTAAAACTTGCTATGGCATTTTGTTTAACTGTGTTATTGGGGTTTGTAGTATCTATAAGTTCAGGAGCTTGTATCTTGTTACCATAAAGACCTAAGTCCTTACCAAATTCAAATGGTTTATCTATTAAAAGGCTAGTTACTTTATCTTGCCTAGAATCTTCAGTTCCTAAAAAACCTGTTACTTCAGGCTTAACAACATCCCAAATACTACTAAAGACACTTTTCATACTACTCCTTGTAGATTTCTTCTAATTGGTTTATCCCATGCTTCATTGTAAGGTTGATAGCCTACTGACAAGTAACGAAAGCTATCTGCACCATGTGATGCCCAATTGTGATCAGGTCGCATCCTCCATGTTGCTCCTGAGTCATCCCATTTTTTGCTATAGTTTAACAAACAATCAATGCCACGTTCACACTTTTCCTCATCAAAGTAGCATTTGTCTAGCATCTCTCTAACTTTTTGTATGCCATCTTCAATCAATAACTGTGGTGCTATCTCTGTTTTGTCTGCGTGAATACCCATGCCTTCTAATGTTTCAAGCCTTGACTTACCTGATCCAAGCTCCCTGACTCTAATATCATGTGGGAATATGTATTGATCGTAGATGTAACCTTTGTCTTGTAACACCTTAACATAGTGATCAAGACCAACACCTGATGCTTCATAGTAATCTATTAGATGTACTTCTGTTCCTATAAACTGTGCAAACCACATTGCTGTGCTATCTCCAACACCCAAATCGAAGCTGACGACAACACCTTTCCCACGATCATATCTAACTTTTGTTATACGATCTTCATCTCTTGCTCTGCGCATTTCAGAAGCATAGTAACTTCCTTCCTGAAAAATTTGAAACGCTCCAAGCCAAATATGTTCATACTGGTCAGGTCTTTTTTCTTTATCTTCTAGTCTAGTTTGCTCCAAGACGTCCGGGAACCACGGATTATCGGTGTAGTTCAATTGCACCAACCGAGCATCTTTAGGTGGATTCTCTCTAAATCTTTCGTGTGTTGCGCTGTACTTTGACTCAGGGTTATATGTAATCCATACTTCACTATTCACTTCCCTGACACTCGGCAGCAACAAGTTCCACGCTTTTGCACTAACCTGTTCTGCTTCATCAACCCAAGCTAACAGTATTCTTGCCTTAGATTTAATTGACTCTAGTGATCTTCTAAGACCTGCGAATGTATATGTAATGTTGCCATCTTTTGATCTAATGTACTTCTCTCCGATCTCATAGTAATCAGCAAGAAAAGGCACAGACAATATAGCTGACTTAATCTCCTCTAATGAAGAATCGTTAAGCGAGTTCATAAACTCACGACCACATAAGATTTGTCCTTTAGTTGGTGGTACTGAGTTACCCCATTGATAACCTTTGATTGCAGTCATCAGCGCAAACGAGCGTGTTTTTCCACTGCCGCGCCCGCCATAGGCTATACGATACCTCGCTTGACCTTCAAAGATTGGTACGAGCTTTGGTGGTAGTTCTATTTCTGCCTTCACTTCTTAGCTACTAACTCAATTGTAGTTGGCATAGCTTCACCCTTAGTTGTGATGTCTTGATCCATCTTCTCATGGTATCCGTGCTTACCTAAAACGAGCTTAGTAATTGCTGAATTAAAAGTGTTATTGAGTCCGTTCTGAACCAACCAGAATTCCTGGGCATTTAAAATCTTCCCTAATATGTCGGAAAACCCTTTCTTTTCATCCTTCGCCCAATCGTATAAAGTATCTCTGTGAAGGTCTAAAACCATAGCCAAACCCTCAATGCTTGGGATCATATGTCCATGCACCTGATAGTCTTTTATATACTCATAGGCTTGAGTTTCTAACTCCTTGCTCCACTTAGTAGGTCTAGCCATTAGATTCCTCTATTTTTTGCTGTTTTTGCGGCTTGTCTAAAGTTCATTGCACTTGGTCTACCTTTTTGACCTTTTCTACGCATTGTTTCACCACTACCCTGTGCTATTCTTTTACGTTTAGCATGTATGTTGTCGTATAAACCTTTTTTCTTTTGCATATCACCTCTAATAAGTTAGGACACTTTCCTTAACACGTCTAAAATTTGAAGCACCAAACATAGTACGGAAAATTATAAATGTCCTAGCTTATTAAATCCCTCCAATCATCAGGTAGTTGTAACTTTATACCAAGATCAGTTTCAGCAAAGACAATTACATCATCTATGTACTCACCCATTTCTTTAGTGTTAAGCTCTGTAGTAGATTTTAAGACAGTTCTTTCTTTATTGCAAACGATCTCAGTTGATCTATCTAGAAACTCCTCTCTACAATGATCATGGATTGCATCTTTACTGTTAAAAGTTTCTTTACGTATCTGTTCAATAATCATCCAATACAATCTATTCTGACTTTGTGTTCTAGTCATCTTGTTAGGCTTTATAGTAATCACAGCTTCTTCTGTATCACTTTGTTTAAAAAAACTACGTGTCATGTTCTCCACAATCTCAGCTTTAGGCTTGTCACGTTTTAATATCCTTTGTAATGTTTCACTCATAATAAATAATCTCCTTAATGCTACACTCATTTCAAACCTTTCCTTTTTAATATTCTGTCTGTTCTACGTATAGCAAAGTCGAACATCTCCTCAATAAAATATGGTTTCCAGTAAGGATGCTGTATCCTACCATCTACGACATCATGACAATATCTACACAAATAAGCTCCTACATCTCGACCTTGATCATCTCTAACTTTGTCACCCATAGCACCACCATTTTTATGAGCAAAAACAGTTGTAGCTCCGTTATCATTAAGACAATCATCTAACTTTAACGTACAAGCCTGACCTCTAGCACTTCGAGTTATAGCACTCTCTTTCATTTCTCAACTTCAAATTTGCGCTCATACATAACTTCTGTGTTGAGCCAAAGAATGACATCAGCCACACTATAAACCGTTGTGACTGATCCACCTGCGTTTCTAATTTTTTTATGCATATCTTTTTGTGCTTTAGTTAAATAACCTTTAGGATGTTTAGCATTAGCTGGTCTTTTAACTTCTAATCCCCAATACAATCCATCATAAACAACAGTTATATCAGGCACACCACTCTTAGTTCCTGTAGCTTTAAGTTTTGCGCCCTCAATTTTTGATCTTGCACCACCATTTGGTACTGCCCAATAACATACTTTACGCATATCAAGGTACTTACAAATAGCTTTCTGAATTACATCTTCTTCATAATTCATCAGATTTTTGCATATCTATAATTAACTGGAATTTCATTTGATCACACATACCAATAATTTGATGGCATAAATTTTCTTTCATCTCATGATCTTCTATAGCTTCTATCGTGCCAATAATATCTCTTATGGATTTAATTAATTTTTTTCTTTCGCTATGGTCAATTTTTTTTGGCATGTTTTTTTATCCGTTTTCTAGGTTTAGTTGGCTCTAAATAGTTGGCAAGACCATAGATCATCCAATGAGTAATAGGTTTGTTTGATGCAATCCTAGATGTAAAACCACTAAGCGATAAACCTAACATTTTAGCGGCTTCTTTTTGTGTGATGTTTAATCTTTCAAGTTCTCTTGGTATGGATTCATAGTAAATAATCTTAGACATAGTAAAAAAAAATAATAGAATAATTAGATTATATCAATATTAGTACATTGTGGTGAATTGGTTTCTAAGTTTCGCTTTCAGCGAGTGACTTATGGTAGAGCTTTTAGGGATAAATCCCTTTTTTTTAGAGCAAGAGCTTTGAGCTTTTTAACTTATCGGGTAATGCTGTGGAGCTGAGAGTTTCGTGCAAGTAATCCCCAACCTAGACGTTAATCTAAGTTAGAGATTCTCATCGGTATAAAGCGCATCGCAGTATCATCCGTGCTTGTTTCAATCATAGTCAAACAAGTCAGAGTTCATTGCTACGGTATGATCCGTACTCAGCCTTCTGTAACTCTGCGCTAGATTTTCTTTATCGGTTCAAGGTGGTTACCAATATAAACCTTCTTAATCTAACATCAATCCACAGCTTCTTGGAACGCATAACTGAATCTCTTTTTTCAGGTGTGAGTGAAGTATTTAACTCGACATATCACCTTTCGCATCCTGATATTTGCCAAGAAGTCCTAAGATGGTATAATCTTTCACAGAACGGTGGGGCAAACACCAGTTTTAGACAACCCTTAGAGCTTATCCACTCTAGGGGTTTTCGCTTTCTGATCTACTCAAAAAACGCTAAACCAAGACTTAAAATGATACACAGGTTTTGTGATCTTTTTTTTTATTTTTGCAAAAAAACTATCCCTGACTACCGTTAGGGATTTTAAATTAGCTCTACAACCCCTATTCCTATAGGCTTAATTATTTTATGTCAAATGTCTGTACGTATACCAATATTAGTATATAATATCTGTGTCGAGGATAACAAATCGGCACTTTTTAAACTTAAATCTTGGAGATCAAATGAGAACATTAGTAGATATAGAAAAATATACAGAAGCATACGATGAGTTAATGAATTCACCTCTTGAGCTTTTGCACGGTGTTTATGGGTATGTTGAAGAAAATAAATACTCAATCAAAATACCAAACGAATTAGCTGAAGTAACTATGCACCAAATGATGGATGGTGATCAACCTTCATACAGTCGTGATGCTGAAGATTATTTAAAAAGTCACGGAATTGTTTGTGATCAATCTTTAGCTGACTATCCACGTAACGGTGACACTTTAAGATTATTTTTTAATGATGTTGAAAAAGGTTATGCAGCACTTTATCACTTAAAGCAATTAGCTTTAAAAAAAGACTATGCGTTCCAAAAATTTTTTGACGAGCTAGATGAGGTTACTAACTTAGACAATGACCTTTACAGCTAATTTTAACAGGGGAGCTTTGCTCCCCACACACTTGGAGAAGTTATGAACACAAATATCAAAATTACATTAACAGACGAGCAACGTGATCACATCAAAAATCTTATTGATGGCAAGATTACTCGTAAGATGGCAACAAGGCAAGATGTTTCTAGCCTAGTTCAAATGTTTGTAGACAACCTTGTCGAGTCTAAATTGTCTGATCCTCAAGAGATTGTGCAAGAAACGATTGACAACCTTAGTGGCTACAAATTCTACGTTAAAGGCGAAGAAGTAGAATCTAAGGAATGGGTTAAGTTTTCATGTGACGATTGTGGTTGCATGGTTTCAGTTGCTGACAACAAACTTAAAAATCTTCCTGAAGATCAAACTGGTCTTGGTCACTTTTGGCAAGACACTTTACCACGTACTTTTAGTTGGGGAGCGTAGTTATGTTTTATATTTCTAGTGGTTTTGGAAATGGGATGTTCACATTACGTGAGCATTCCTTGATCCATACAAATTATGGCATCAAAGAAGATGACAGATATATTAAAAATCTTGCAAGAGATTATGACAAAGCTGTTATTAAAGCTAGACAATTTATTGATAGCATCGGTGAATATGCTGTGCTTGATGAAGGCAAGGCTTGGGATTTAGAAAAGTGGGGAGAAGCTGAAAAACCAAATCGTTGGGAAGCTCCTGTTTTATCACCTAAAGAAATTGCTAAGATTGAAGCTGATAAAAAAGCTAAAGACAAGGCAAAAGCTGAAGCTCAAGCTGAACGTCTTGAAGATGAACGCTTAAAGCAAGAAGCCTACGATAAAGCTGAACCTGTACCAGTAACTGATAAGCGAATTAAGTTTACTGGTGTTATTGAAAAAACTTACTACACTTATAACCAATGGGGAGGTTCAACTAAGATGTTTTTTGTAGATGATCGTGGATTTAAATTAAACGGTACAGCAATTAAAGAAACATTCTTTGACGATGAAGGCGATGAAGTAACACAATATGTTGACAATGGTGTCAAAGTTTCTTTTATAGCAAAAGTTGTACCAAGCGATGATGATCCGAAGTTTGGTTTTATTAAACGACCTAATAATGTGGAGGTAATGTAATCATGGAAACAGTTAAATTCAGTAAAGAAGATTTTGATCAATTTAAAAAAGTGTATGAATTGCACAAAGAATCACCACAACAAGTATTTGAGTTTCAAGGCAAAGAATTTGTATCAGGCTATGCCAAACATTTAATTGCATACTTAGAAAGCAAATTTAATCCTCAAAGAATAGTGACTGCTAAACAATTATTTATAGAACAAGCACCATCGTTCAATTTTGATCTTGATGAAGAACAAATTTTATGGAAAGCTCTTGATGATGGTTACGTTCAATATGTTGGTGAAGATCAATATTTAATCAATCCATTTTATGGGGAAAAATAATTATGAATATTACAAAACTTTTAAAAATTGAAAATGAAACTGACATGATGCTTTTAGCTGATTTTCAATATTGGTCTGATGGTGTTTGGTTTAACACAGGCAAATACCCAACTAAGAAAGATTTTAATTGGTTCAAGAGTCAAACTTTAGCGCAACGCTATATATTAATTAATGGGGAGCAATAATATGGATTTACTTAACGATGAGATTTGTGTTGGTAGAGTTTACTATCAAGGTGGCTATGAAGAATGGCGAGTAATACAACTTGGTCAGACTGATGGTCAAGATGGTGTAGTTAAGTTCTTTGTTACTATGATCAGACTACATGACTTTCAACTTAGAACGATCCTACAATCAACTTTTAGAAAGAAATGGAAGTTATATCAAAATTAGTATATTCCTATACCAATATTAATATATACTTAACACTTTAAACACTTGGAGATATTATGGAAACCAAACAGGAATTATTAAGAGATGAAGCGTTCTCAACACAATGGGAAGCTAACAAAGATGATGCTCGTGACGAATGCATGGATCAAGTTGAGAGGATCATTATAGAAGTTGAGCATATGGTTGATGATGTAACTGAACAAGTTGCAGTACAAGACGTACTAACATTAGCTTATGCTATCAACAAAGTAGTAAATCTTCGTTATTTCACGTTTTCTGCTATGGTCTATGGAAAGTATCAGGATTACGAAGAAGATTTTGATTATGACTTTACTGATGACATCAAGATGGTGTTACAGGATCGTCTTTCTTTTGACTTAAAACTTGGAGGTAAATAATGAGCATATCAGATTTTTATTACGATGAAATTAACTCGGAAGATTTTCAAGAGCATCCATCATACGATGAGTACAAAGAGCAACGTGCGGGGTTTGATGCATTTACAAATAAGGAGAGCAATATGCATGGCAAATGGACTAAAGAAAACTTTAATGAATATCATAAAAATCACCCTGAGATTTATGACTTGTTTGTTAAGTTTACAAATATGGCTACACAAAGAAAGAAATATTATTCTGCAAAAGCTATATTTCACAGGATCAGATGGGAAACTATGATTACTGGTGAAGGTGATTATAAAATTGATGATGGATGGATTTCGCATTACGCTAGAAAATTTATGGATGACTTCCCACAACACTCAGGTTTTTTTCAGACAAGAGAAAGACGTAATTCTTACCACACAAATTAAGGAGATATTATGGAACAGCAATTAGACAAATACGGTTTACCATTACTTGAATCAATACCTTTGGGTAAATCTGAATATGTAATGGTTAAGACTAGGCTTCAATACTTTCGTAAACATTACGAGAACGCTAGTATTGATACGGATCATGTGTTTTTTGATGGTGAGTCTATTATGTGCAAGACTACAATTCATGTTGATGGCAAGTTAGTTGCTACTGGTATGGCTCATGAAGAAAAAAGCAAAAACAACATTAACGCTACATCTTTTGTTGAAGTGTGCGAAACAAGTGCTGTAGGTCGTGCGCTTGGGATGATGGGTATAGGTATCACAAACTCGGTTGCGACATACGATGAAGTCAAGAATGCTATTGCACAACAAGAAGCTAATGCTAAAGCTGACGAGTTAATGCAATACAAAGCTGAGAGTTTGTCAGCTAAATTGATTATGGCTATTGAGTCAGAAGATGAAGAAGGTGTTACTGAAGTTGAGAAAGATTACAGAGGTGACACTCCATTGGCTACACGAGTCAAACTTACACTTAGTCCTGAACACTTGGAGTGGATGGCTGAACGTAAAGAACGCAAGTCATTAGAGAGCAAAGAGAAAGCTAAAGCTAAACATGAAAACAATCTTGCTCGTGCTAAAGAGTTTGCTGAGAAACAAAAGAACACAGAGGATTGACTTTCCTACGCTGTGTGGGAGGTTCTCCAAGCCTTCCTTAGTTAAAGACAAACAAGTCCGATTGGTTACCGTAAGTAACCACCTAATTTAATATAAGGAGCTGTAATGGTAAATAAAGTAATGTTAATAGGCAATCTAACTCAACCACCTGAGTTTAAACAATTGCAAAATGGTGGCACGGTAGCTAGAGTTAAATTAGCTACTAATAAATCGTGGAAGGATCGAGCCACAGGTGAAAGAAAAACAGCGGCAGAATATCATACCTGTGACGTGTGGAATCAGTTAGCTGAAACTTTACAGAAACTTGATCTTGATACAGGCACTCAAGTGTACGTAGAAGGCGAGTTAAATACTAAGAGCTATGAGAAGGATGGTATTAAGAGATACTCTACTGTAATCAAACTTGGTGGCTTCGGATCAGAGTTTCGTATTTTGTCTAAGAAAGAACCAAGACAAGAAGCGCAACAAACACCACCTCAAACAACCTACCCATCAGAGCAACCTAAAACAATAACACCTGTTGCTAGAGATGAGTTTGATGATGACATTCCATTTTAATATGAAAACACTAACAATAATACTTGCACTAACCTTAACAGGATGTAGTGCATTCACAGACAGACTATCTGAACATGATCCATTACTCATACCACCTAATGTGCTTGATGATGATCCGGGACAGATAATTTGTAAAACGGAATACCCAAGAATGTGTGATGGGTTTTTAACAGACAAAACAATTGATATTGAGGAGTAAATATTATGAGTATATTTAATCGTAAAAATGACAGATACAAGCCATACTTATCAAAGTCATTAAACAAAGAGTATTTAATGGCTAACTTTACTAAAGAGTCGTTAGAAAAAACTTGTAGAAAAATTGGCTATGAAATTGATAGAAGAAAAAAAATGTCAACTATTGTGGATGAGATTTATGATCTTCTATGAAACATTCGGAGGTATTTTGGCACTATTGCTCACAGCTTTAGTGTCAGGTACGTTAGCATATTTATTAATGCACGTTGGTGGGGGGTTCGATGAAAACTAAATTTACCGATGAGGAGCTAATGGCTTTTGCTGATAAAGAAACTAAAGGCGAAAAAGCTATGGATATTTTAGGTGTATTGCTACAAGGTGATGACGAAGCTAAAGAGTTATATAAAAGATTAGACGTTTTTATCGACACACGAAACGCACTTATTAACACTTTGATTGGAGAAAAAAAATGATGAAAGATATTATTACTTGTTTTAAAGTCATAAAACATATGTGCTTATGGGTTATTACAGGATCAGCGCTATACATTGCTATGTGGTTTGCTCAATATGAGCAGTACATACAATGAAAAATAAACATTTGATTAAAACCTACACACTATCTGATGGTCAGAAAGTGACTTGTAGGCAAGTAGCTGACGAAATACAGATTAGCGAATCAGCGGCACGTAATAGATTAAATCGTTCTGACGATCCTAAAAAAATCTTTGCGCCTTACCTGAGATCAAATGGTGGTCAACTTAGAAAGCAAGACAGGGATAAGTTAAAAGGCACAAAAAAGAATGATGATGTTAAAACGTATGAGGAGTATTTACTTAAAAAGGTACTCAAGACCATATGATTGTTAGTCCTATTCAGCATTATGAAACAAAAGAGTGGCTACTAAAAAAGCATTACGCTAAACGTATGCCATCTATTTCGTATGCTTTTGGACTTTACATTGATCACATGCTTGTTGGTATATGCACATATGGTATGCCACCAAGCAGTACGTTAGCTGAAAGCATTTCAGGAAAAACTTACAAAAACAAAGTTATAGAATTAAATAGATTAATCACAGAAGATAATTTACCTAAAAATTCTTTGTCGTATTTTGTATCTCAAACGTTAAAAATGTTGCCTGATAATTACATTGTGGTGTCGTTTGCTGATGCTAATGTTGGACACAATGGGTACATATACCAAGCTACAAATTTTCTTTATACTGGCTTGTCTGTAAACACATCGAAATTGATTGACAAAAATGGTGACGAATTTCATTTTAGAAACATAGGTCATTATCAACAAAACAACAAACTTAATGCTAAATTAGTTAAACGCAGAGTTGCAGAGGAAAACATCAATAAAGTTAATCTAGCTAATTATCTTAAATCTTACAAAGGTAAATGGACAGCTAAACAACTAGACAAAGAGTTTGGTTATAAAGACACTTGCGCTCATTGGTTTAGAACAGACGCAGGGTTTAGCTTTCCTAAAGTTGATGATTGGATGAAATTAAAACAGTTGTTAAAGTTATCTGATGAATATGATGACGTTATGACTAATTACAAAATGATCCCATGTCCAAATGACATTGTTAAAAAATTAGAATTGACTAAAGTAGAAATCTTACCAAAGCATCGTTATATATTTATGACTGGAAGCAAGACTTTTAAAAAGAAAGCTAAAAGCAATATGAAGTTAAAAGTTTTGCCATATCCTAAACGTGCTAATCGTAATTATGACGTAGGTCAAAGCATCGAAACACAAGGCATTTTATTTTGAAAGTATTACCTATACAAAACTATGAAACTAAAACATGGTTGTTAAACAGACACTATGCCAAGCGTATACCTTCAATATCGTATGCGTTTGGCTTGTATGATGATAATAACCTTGTTGGTGTGTGTACTTATGGATCGCCACCTAGTCCTTCATTGTGTACAGGAGTTTGTGGAGAGGAATACAAAGACAGGGTTGTAGAGTTAAATCGCCTAATTTTGGATTCTCCGAAGCCTAACAGCGCATCTTACTTAGTAAGTCAGTCGTTAAAATTACTTCCCAAGCCTTCTATTGTTGTCAGCTATGCTGATACTGGTCAAGGTCATGTAGGCTACATTTATCAAGCTACTAATTTTTTATATACAGGATTGTCTGAAGCAAGAGTCGATTGGGCAGTCAAAGGGTTAGAGCATTTACACAGCAAAACATTGTCAGAAGGTATGACGTTAGAAGCGATACAAGAGAAATATGGTGATCGTTTTTATCATAAAGATAGAGATCGTAAACATCGCTACATCATATTCACAGGTAGCAAACTACAAAAGAAGCGCCTACAAAAAAAATTAAATTATGAAATAGAGCCATATCCTAAAGGCGAGTCTAAACGCTATGATGCTTCAGGATATGTAGAAACTCAAGGTGTACTGTTCTAATTAGGCTTTAAATTTCTTTTTCTATGACCGTTCCAAGCCATAAAGCCACCTAGTCTTAATGCATAATAGGCTATGTAATTAATGATTTTAAAGCCATTCACGTCAATGCATATATCTCTAAACAATGCATCAGCTTCTTTTTGTGTCATCTTAGCTGTGTGTCCTTTCTTGCCACCTAAATTCATAGACTCATATTTATACACCCAATCATGCACTAAACCACCTGAAAGCAACACACCCATAGGACTAAGCCAAGATCGTGCAAATTTAGGCACACTAGCGCCATCAAATACAAATCCTTTCGGTATTACATAATAGGTTGGATGCGTATTGCCTTCATGCGTGATTGCATATTTCCAATCTTTTGTGATCTCCCACTTTCTTGTAGTTGCTATCCACAACCAAATACCACCAAATAAACCCTTGCTTTTTGTTTCCATAGGCACAGGTTTCATGTGTGGCATATCTTGATACGTTATTTTTATTGCCATATCTTCTCCTTATTTATCACTTCTTCGCTAATTGAGCCCCAAAATAAAACTCGATTATTAAACTGCACCACGACATCAGTTCTTGCATCTTAACTACTGAACCCGCTTCTAGTTTTACATACTCTACAACATCAGGTGTTATTTGTAAAAAACCTAACAAATTCCAACCTTCCTTAACAACTGGCACAATAGTTGGTACATTAAAAAATACAGGTGCTACTTGTGTAAATACCACCATAGCTAAAATCACAAAAATAATAACTCGTCTGTTGAGAGCAGCCATAGGTGATTCTTTTTCAGCTCTAGCGTGTGCTTGATTTATAGAATCGTTTCTTGCCTGTAAACCTTGCATCATTAATTTCTGATTTTCTGATGCAGCGTGTTGTTTCAAAGCAAACAGTTTTGCTAAAAAACCAAGTGCTATTGGTGCTATGTTTGTAAGAAATGCAATCACAAGAGCTTCATAATAAGATCACCTAATCCAATATCAACAGTTGTCATTACAACAAATGCTATTATTAAACCTTTGCCCATAGACATAAACTTTAAATTCATGTTCTTGATCTCTCTGACATCCTTGTACAAATCTTCTATCTGTTTTTCGTGGCGATCTAACTGAGCCTGTTGTTTCGCTGTCATTAGTATTTTCTCTTAGGTCTAGGTGGTACTTTTCTTCTTTTATTTGGCATAATATCTCCTATGTTATCAGTTACTTAGTGGGTTGTCTAATGACTGCTGTATGCGTTTCATTAGTTTTTCTTCTGTTGTGTCTAGTTGTATGTCAAATTTATCTAGCTTATTATCCATAGTAGTGATCCGAACATCAACTGATTGTAGTTTGCTATCAATACGATTTTCAAGGTTATAGCTTGAGGTTCTAAGCCTAGCTAAATCCTCTTTCAATTCTACCTTTATATCAGAAGCAACCTCCTCAACTCGCAATACATCTGCTGATGTTTTAGCCATTTGTGCAGCAACTGCATCAAGATCAAGCGTAGCTAAACTTTCAAGGCGCTGATACATAGTAAAACCCGCATAAAGTGATCCTACAATGGTACTGAGTAAAGCAAACGCTCCAACAAGCTGAGTATAAGTAAACCTAAGACTACCAATCTTTAGTCGTTTATCGACCAAGCCTTCAATCTCTGCTACCTTGTCACCTAAATCAGTTGTCAAATCCTTCTCCTTCTTGCATAGATTTTAGCAGTTCTATCTCTTGACGCAACTTTTCAACTTCTAATCGTCTAGCCTGAAGTTCTAGGTTAAACAATTTACTGCATTCTATTCGTTGGCGCGGCGCATCTAACGGTATAACGATTCTTGCGTATATACCTAGTTGTTTTGTTTCAGGATTAAGAGGATCAGGTTTGCCAATGATAGGTGCTACTGCGTTGTTCACAATGCCAGTCAATCCCATATCAAAGAGTAGGCTACCACCCACGCTATTAGAACAGTCTAGGTCACCTGCTTTAATGCTGTCTGTACCAAAGGCTGAACCACTACTTGGTAGTTGTAGGTTTAAGGATGTGCTACTGTTAGCTATAACGTGTGTACTAAGCATTAGCAATAGCAGACATTTTATTTGAACTTTGAACATATCCTAGTAGCTAACAAAGTTTGACTCTCATCGTTACTCCTTAATTTAGATAAAGAACAGACATATCTAGCTTCTGTTATGTTACTTTCCCTAATGTATATATCAATTTTAACTTCTTGCAAGTATTCGACAGGGAGAATCTTATAAGCTGTAACAAAGGGTATTGGTTGCCAATCCCCATCGAATACTCCTATTTCATAATACTCTATATCAGGTCTAGAGTTCCACAACTTGAGTTGTGTTTTTTTTACTTCACTTATGCCACTCGCTTTCCAAGTAGGATAAGTAGGTGTTTGCTCATGACTATGTACTGCGTAATTAAACAGTAACAAACATAATGCTATTGAGCTACGCATTCAGCTAATACTACTGATTTATATGCACCACCCGGAAACGCTCTGTTACCACCATATACAGCTACTGATGTTGACTGTAGCCAAACACTACCTGCTACGCTAAGTGCGTACTGTCTTGTTGCCCCACCATTTGTAGTAGTTGATGCATTCTGATAACCGCTCATGCCATCTGCACCTGTAGCCTTTACAGACACAGCACCAGTCCACGTTACATTGTCAGACAATGATGGACTTGAGCTAAAGCTAGTAGGGTATGACACCTGAGCATAATAGGCATTGGCTAGGGTGGTATCAAAGCGAATTACAGGTAC